AACTGCTCCAAGTCGGGCTACCGACTCAGGTGACAGGTGCGGCGATTCCCTCAGGGTGGCTTGGCTCCCTGTCGGTGTTGCCTCCCTCACTCTCTGGGTCGATCCGATAGCGGAGTGGGTCGAGCTCCCTGACTCATAGTAGCGACGCCACTGACCGATCACCGGCAAGGTCAAGTGCAAGACGGTCACAGGCTCCACAGGCGGCCTTAGGGTCGCTTGTGTGGACTGACTACAGCATCTGATCAACGGGTGCTGTACTGAGTTCACAATCAAAGGAGACACATGATGAAACTCAAGAAGCTAGGCTCAAATATGACGCTGATCAAAATGACTGACTGCGAGATCCTGTTCAGCTACGAGACGCCTGTGGCGGCTCTGCGCTACAGCGACCACGAGTACCTCAGGACTGACCTATTCTGGTCGGTGACTACCTCACGCCACATCAACCAGTGGTTACAAGGTGTCGAGGCTCAGACGGTCTCACAGGACGAGTTGTTCAAGATGGCGAGGGGCGAAGCATGAAAGCGTATCTATCACTGATCAAAGAGGCCCTCTCGCAGGGCTTCCGTATTGACGTCTACTCTGAAGAAGGTCTGGAGGTTGACTACTCCACGAGCTACCAAGAGGTCAAGGACATGGTCGAGGCACTGGACGATCTACCGTTGTTGAAGTTCTGGGATGACGACGGGTGCTACCGTGGATCAGCTACGGTCAACCTGTTCGTCGATGATGACGAGACGGTCATGGATCACTCCATGAACTACACACGCACAGATATGGACGGAGATTGGTCTGGAGCCAACTCCGACCGATGGATTCAGGACTGGTGGGATCGCACCATCAAATAACCCACTGATGAGGCCCTGTGGGATGGGCCGAAACGATCACAGAGGGCGGGAAGCACTTCCGCCAGTGGTCGTCTGGGATTTCCCCTACGATTAGTCATAACAGGAGATGAGATATGACAACTTGGACAACTTTCGAGACTCTTGATGAGTCAACCAACTGGGACGAGTTCTACATTGATCGCCTAGGCGTTCATCAGTACCGTCAGGACGAGCGTACACGGTTCAAACTTGAGCGACGGGGCGACGAGTGGAGGGTCGAAGACCTTGAAGCTGAGGGCGACCAGTTCTACAAGTACGAAAGCAATATGCGCGACGTGATCCACTGGGTCGCCGGTCGCATCTTGTACGGAGCGTAAGCCATGAACACACTCACAGACGCACAGGTCGCCAAAGTGACCTTTGACCACTGCCGCGCTCATGAGAACGTGGCTGACCTGTCTGACAAGCAGGTCTGGGTGATCGGTTATATGTACGCCGGTTGGATCAAAGACAATTACGGAGCAGTCACCCGCACCAAATTGATTGAGGTCATGCCTGAGGGCATGGCTGAAGTCATGGAGCGGTTTGACCTTGACCGTGAGATGTGGCTTGCGAGCCGCCCATGAGCCCACTGATGAGACCCTTAGCCCGGTCGAAACCGTCACACTGTGGCGGTCTGGGTAGCTAGACAAGAGGAGAGCACCAATGACTGAACAACAACAGACCTTGCAACAGATGATGCAGGACTTGGACGCCATGTATGAAAGCATGGACGAACGGCAACAAATGCAAGCACGACGGGCGATGGCCTCGTTGATGAGATTGCAAGCAGACATGGCACCTGAGGAGGAGCAATCATGAGAGACGAAAAGATCAGGATCACACAGGATCAGATCATCATCAGCGGTATGTATCCACATACCAACGGCAACACCTACCACTTCACGATTGAGGTCGACCGGAACGGTGGTGATCATGAATTGGTGTATGCTACTGTAATGCCTAAGGGCGAGCGCGTGACTGATCGTGACATCAGAAAGACCCTCGCGCACTGTGCGGCTGTCTACTTTGGACAGTGGTGTGAGGCGGGTTTAATTCGGGGCCAAGAGGCTGTGGGTTGGACGTACCGGATTAATTACTGAGGAGGTGCAATATGTGGTGGATAATTGCAGGCATAGTGTTGTTCCTGTTCGTCTTTGGCGACAGGGACACACTTGGACAGGTTGACACAAAGGAGATGGATGATGACTGACCATGAAAACCAGTACGACCCACAGCTTCAGTGGGTCATTGAGGAGGTGATCTTTGCGATCACTAAACAGAAGCAGACCGACGCGACTTGGTTTGACGTCTACGAGACGATCACCGGCTCGACGGCTGACGAGGCTTGGGACGAATATCAAGCGCAACAGAGAGCCGATGCAGAGGGCGAGGCTCGTTATGAACAGGAGCAGTACGATGCAGAACGATTTTATGACTGACCTTGAGGTCGATATTTACCTTAGCTGTGTCAATCTGGCACGGGACATTAACGAGGAGCTTGAAAGCATCGACGAGATGCTCGACATTGCTCTGTTTGATATCTTCTTGGAGTATGTACATGATTAAGCGAATCCATGTGAATCAGCACAATATTCGTGCTAACAGCAAAGGCGAGGACTTGCCGGTATTCACGGTCAAGACCTACAAAGAAAACCTGAAGGGTGAACGAGTCGTCATCAAAGGCGACTCCGAACTCGTCTACAGCCCAGACAAGCCCCTTGATTGTGGTGCGAAGGTCTGGATCGAGACGACAGCAGATGTCGATGTGTACTTTGGTGACTGGAGGGTCACAAGATGAACAAAGTTCCTTTTGTGGAGCGTGACGTTATCACTGGAGGGCTCACAAACGATTGTGCGGCCCTTTGGTGTCGATTCCTCTCTGAGGAGTTCGACTGGCAAGGTAATAGGTCACTATCAGAATATTACAAACGTCGCTCACAGGAGCTCTCTGTAGCTCCTAGGGGCTCTTTACACGACAGACGGCTAGAGGAGGCCATCAAAACATGGAAACGCTAACATTTGAGGACTGGGTACTGCTTATTGTAGGCACCGGGGCCATTGCGATGGTCTTTGGTGGCCTTATTGGTTGGGTTATCTTTGGTAATGAAAATGATTGAGGCGATGAAGATCATCATGATCATTCTCGCACTTTGGAAATGTTTTAATTGAGGTGAACACTATGCGTTGCAGGGCTTGTAATACTGAATTGACTGACAATGAGGCAACTTGGAAAGACTACGATACCGGGGAGTTTTACGACCTTTGTAGTCCTTGTTGGTCTGCTTCAAAGTCAGCAGAACTTGAAGCTGAACTAAATTCGTGCTATACTATTGCTTTAGACACAAAGGAGGACGATGAATGAATAACATATCAACGTCTATATTGATTATGGAATTACGGAATAGGGTCTTTGATCAGATTGAAGACCCTGAGCCGCAATATGATGCTTGTCTGTCTGAATTATCAGGCAAGCGTCTCTTAGAGCTAGGGGCTGTTCTACAGAACACTCCTATTACAACACCTGAACCTAAGGAGGTCAGATAATGTCCGTAGTAAACGGTACCGTCGCATTTGCGAACCTTAACGAGCACGAAGTGTTCAACGGCCAGTCTACTGGTAAGTACTCTCTTGTCATCGTCCTTGACGACACTGACGCTGAAAAGCTAGAGCAGGAAGGCATCAAGATCAAGATGTACAAGAACCAAGCACAGCGTAAGTTCACAACCAAGTTTGAGGACTTCCCTGTTATCGACAACGACGGTGAACCCGTCAGCAAGTCATCAGTTCGCTACGGAGACAAGGTTCCTATCAAGTACAACCTTGGCACCCCTCACCCTGTACACGGTGTCGCACCGTATCTACAGGCTGTTCGTGTAGTTGAGAAAGGGGAGGTCGCAATTGACGACGATGACGGAGAATTCTGAGTTCGTCGGTCATTCTGAATGTCATAAGTGCGGGAGCAGTGATGCTCTCGCTACTTATTCAGATGGTCACGGCTACTGTTTTTCGTGTCATACGCACTTTAAGGAGGTCGACGGAGTGGAAGCCACTAACGTTGTCACATATACAAAGCCAGTGGAGATGTACGGTTCACCACAGGCCATCACGGATCGTCGTATCGCACTGGAGACAGTTCGCAAGTACGGTGTAACGTGTGACGCTACAAAGCAATACTATCCGTACTACGACAAAGACGGGAAGCTCGTAGGCTCCAAGGTTCGCACAGTCGAAACCAAGGAGTTCAGCACCCGTGGAGATATGCGTACAAACGTCCTGTTCGGTCAGCAGTTGTTTAATACTGGTGGTCGCTACGTCACAGTCGTTGAGGGAGAGCTCGACGCACTGGCCGCCTTTGAGATGCTAGGGTCACGCTATCCTGTGGTCTCAGTGTCTAAGGGTGCCGGTGGCGCAGTCAAGGACTTCAAGCAGAACCTTGAGTGGCTTGAGGGCTTTGAGAACGTTGTCATTTGTTTTGACAGCGATGTTGCAGGACGTGAGGCCGCAGAGAAGTGTGCACAGATCCTCAGCCCTAACAAGGCCAAGATCGTCAACCTGACGGACTACAAGGACGCTTCTGACTACCTGTTGAATAACAAGGTCAGAGCATTCACTGCCCAATGGTGGGAAGCCAAACAGTACCGTATGACAGGTGTGATTACACTTGAGGACGCTTGGGGTGACTTTATCAAACGAGGCACGGAGGAGATCATTCCGTTCCCTGAATCGTTTGGTATGTTGAACTCTATGCTGAACGGGGGCATTGCCGCAGGAGAGATCACCGTCATTGGTGCGCTCACTTCTGTTGGTAAGACCACTATGGTCAACGAGATTGCTTACCACTTCTGGAAGAACACAACCAAGACGATTGGCTGTGCGTTCCTTGAGGCGTCCAACGGTGAGGCTGTCGAGAACCTCTTGACGATTCACACAGGGCACAATCTGTCTCTTGAGGATCGCCGTAACATCGACTTTGATAAGTTACGCACGGACATCATTACAGACGGACGTATCCTACTGCTTGACCATAACGGTGCTGTGGATACTGATGAACTGTTCATGAAGCTCCGGGCGATGGTCAAAGGTAACGGCTGTGATGTGTTAATTATTGACCCACTGCAGGCCGCTGTGACGAGCAACAGCAACGAGACCATTGACGAGTTCATGGATCGGTTGCTCAAGCTCGCTAAAGAGACTGATGTATCAATCATTGTCGTCAGTCACATGAGGAAGCCTAGCTTGACGAATCCTCACAACGTCAACGAGTATGATCTGAAGGGCTCTGGTTCAATCAATCAGATTGCGTTCAATACTATCCTACTTAGTCGTGACAAGATGTCAGAGGACGAGTACGCACGAAACAGCACACAAGTGCAGGTGGTCAAGTGCCGACGTACAGGGATTACAGGAAGTGCCGGTTGGTTGTACTACAACGCCTTGACGGGTCGAGTTGAGCGAGGTGAAAAGCCAGAAGTACATGAGGCAAACAACGTAGAGGAGTTTTAATGCAATTAGTTTTCGACATTGAAACAAACGGTCTTAATCCATCAGTCATCTGGTGCATATGTGCCATCAAAGGTGACGAAATGATTACGATTGAGATGCCAGATAAACAGACATGGGAATGTCTAATGGAGGGCGTGACAGAGGTTATTGGACACAATATTATCCGATATGACGTTCCTGTCGTTGAACGTTTGTTGGGTGTGTCGATAGATTGTAAAGTAACCGACACGTTAGTGATGTCACGTTTATACAATCCACAATTGGAAGGAGGTCACTCATTAGCCGCTTGGGGCGAGAGACTGAAGTTCCCCAAAGGAGATTATTATGATTGGTCTGCGCTTACGCCAGAAATGGTGGTTTACTGTCAGCAGGATGTTAGGGTCACTGAACGAGTATACAAGGTACTCATGCAGGAGCTTGGTCAGTTTGGAACTGACAGCGTTGATCTTGAGCACGACGTGCAGTATTCAATTAGTAAGCAAATCCAGAACGGTTGGTTGCTCGACGAAAGAAAAGCCACAGACCTAGTAGCTGAACTACAGGAGAAGCAGAATGAAGTTAAAGAACAAGTGCACAAAGCGTTTACGCCGTTACCTACGTTCGTTAAAGAGATCGAGCCTAAGTTCAAGAAGGATGGAAGCCTATCATCGGTTGGCCTCAAGTTCCTTGGTGATGACTGGCAGAACGTAGCAGGACGCTTTTCTCGTATTGATTGGCCTGAGTTCAACCTAGGCTCACGTCAGCAGATCGGGAGGTATCTTAGGCGTTTCGGATGGAAGCCTGAGAAGTTTACGGAGACTGGTCAGCCTATTGTTGACGAAAAGACACTGGAAGATGTTACTGATATTCCTGAGGCTCAACTTATTGCGGAGTATCTCATGGTTCAGAAACGGATCGCACAAGTCCAATCGTGGCTTGATGCAGTCGAGAGTGACGGTCGAGTGCATGGACAGGTCAACGCCTGTGGTGCAGTCACAGGACGAATGACACATAGTAAGCCGAACATGGCCCAAGTGCCTGCGGTAGGAGCACCCTATGGTGCAGAGTGTCGTGCCTGTTGGGTTGTACCGAAAGGATACAAACTCGTCGGTGTCGATGCTAGTGGGTTGGAATTGAGGATGCTTGCCTCATTCATGAACGACAAGGAGTATACGGATGAAATCCTCAACGGAGACATTCATACAACAAACCAAGTCAATGCAGGCTTGTCTACACGAGCTCAGGCAAAGACATTTATATACGCCTTCCTCTACGGAGCAGGAGACGCTAAAATCGGCTCTATTGTGGATGGAAGTCAGAGGACTGGAGCGAGACTTAGACAACGCTTTCTCGAAAATACTCCCGCACTTGCAGAGCTTAGAGAAAGAGTCTCAGTCGCTTCTCAACGAGGCTACCTTAGAGGACTGGATGGACGATGCCTTCACATCAGAAGTGAACATTCTGCCTTGAATACATTACTTCAGTCAGCCGGGGCAATCGTAATGAAGAAGGCTCTACAGATCTTTGAGCAGTATGCTCCGAAATGGAAGCTAGATTACAAGCTCCTTGGCTCTATCCACGACGAGTATCAGATCGAGGCTAGAGAAGATCACGCTGACAAGGTGGGTTACTTGATGGTCGAGTCTATCAAGGCGGCAGGGATCGCCTTAGACCTCAAGTGTCCACTTGATGGTGAATACAAAATTGGTAACAATTGGGCTGA